TAAGTATTGGCGAATCACAACAAGCGGTAATAGAGCAGGTTTCTTTTACTCGTATGACACCACCAGACAGACGATTTGATGGCTTTGGAGGAATCATAGAAATTACGATTAGGACAGTATAATGAATGCTAATGACTGGGCTGGTCTTGCACTAGCAATAAGCACTTTGATTGGCTCATTTGGTTTAATGGTTAGATGGTTAGTTAAACACTATCTATCAGAACTTAAACCTGATGGTAACGGGGGACATAATCTAGAGGGACGCATTACACGATTGGAAACCCGCGTTGACCAGATTTATTTACTCCTTTCTGATAGGGATTAGCCTACTTTTAATACCACAATTAGCCTACGCTGATGAAGTACTTATTGAATTAACCCCAGAGATTGCTTATGTAGATACTGTAGTAGAGGTCAATGGACCTACTGAATATGTAATTGAAACAACTACTGGTCCTAGATTTGAAATTGCACCCTCTGGTATAAATACAGAGCGAGTTGCTTGGGTAGATTCTTGGATACAATTACGTCAAGGCGAAGTAGTTCTTAGCCAAGACGATGATAGTAACCACAATCCTCAAACTAATTACTATGCATCTAAACTTACAGGTACATTAGATACAGGTAGTTATACTATCCGTGCTACATCTTATGATTATATAGTTGCAGGTCAAAGACCTGTCGGTACTTATACTTTAAGTAGTAACTTAATTGATGTTGCACCTGTGCCAGAGCCAGCACCTATTCCAGAACCAGAGCCATTACCTTCTCCTGAACCTGCACCTGTAGCACCACCTATAATTATTGATTATCAACCAGTAGGACCTGAGCCCGTACCTGAGCCTCCTGCTCCTGCTGAAGAACCACCTACACCAGTAGTAGAAGAGCCTGTTATAGAAGCTCCAGAGCCTCCTGCAGAGCCTGAACAACCTCCTGCTGTAGAAGAAGAACCTCCTATACCCATAGAAGAGGCACCTCCTGCACCTGTAGAGGAAGCCCCTATACCTGTAGAGGTATCACCTCCTGTAGTTACTGAGCAATCTACACCTGAAGAAGTAGAAGCAGCAGTAGAAGCAATCATTGAAGCAGCAGATGGTGAAGCCATTACTGCTGAGGCTATAACAGAAGCAGGTCTTACTCTTGAAGATTTACCAGCACAAACTCAAGTAGAGGTTCGTACTGATGATGATGGTAACGCAGTTGTAATTACTGCAGAAGTTGCTGTTGCATTACAAGTATTTGATTCACCTGCTGAATTAGTAAGTGCAATCTTTGATGACCCAGGACAAGTCTTAACAGCCGTAGCAAATATAGGTGCTGATATGTCCGATGAAGAACGAGAAGAATCAGAAGAAATTATTGTTGCATCTGTTATTGCTAGTCAGGCTGCTATAAATGCAGCAGGTATGGCAGCAGGTACGGCAACTAGAATTCCAACGCCAAGTTCCCCTGCTGGTGGACCTATGGCTGGTAACGATAAGCCTAAGTCAACAAGAAGGAGAAAACCTTGAAAATATTAAGAGACATGATTGAACAATTATGGACAGTACTAGGTATGTTTATTGCCTGGGTTGTACTTGATGGTTCAGCAAAAACTGTAGTTGGCTACGCAATTATTGGAACACTAATTGCTTGGGCAATTACTTACCGACTAAGAAACCCAAAGGACGACAATGAGTAATGTAGTAGACATCGCCAAGTCTCAACTTGGATATCAAGAAGTAGGCACAAGAAATGACAGTATGTATGGCAAGTGGTATGGACTTAACTACAACCCTTGGTGTGCAATGTTTGTATCTTGGTGCTTTGACCAAGCAGGACTAGGCGAAAAGATAGCAGCCCAAACTAAAAAAGGATTTGCATCTTGTCAAGCAGGACTTAAATGGTTTACAAGTAAAGGCAAGATAGTCCCAGTGGGTAAAGCCCAGCCTGGAGATATAGTTTTCTTTCAATTCGATGCTGATGCAGAGGCTGACCATGTTGGTATCTGTGCTAGTAACGATGGAAAGAAATACCTTACGGTCTATGAGGGTAATACCTCAGGGGATAATAAGGGCAGTCAATCAAACGGAGATGGTGTGTATCTAAAGAAACGTGCCTACTCCCTAGTAATGGGCGTTGCTCGCCCTTAAGGATGGAATATGAATAAAGATAAACTAAAAGCAATCGTAGTTACCTACATTCGTGCAGCAGTAGCATCAGTAATTGCTCTGTATCTTGCTGGCACAACTGACCTAAAGACACTTGCATTAGCAGGCGTTGCTGCTGTAGCGGGACCAGTGCTCAAAGCATTAGACCCTTCAGCAACAGAATTTGGTCGCAATAGTAACTAATTAAATACCCCTAATAAGCCCTACAAGGCCCTTTAGAGACACGAAAACCCCCTGACCCAGTAGAGATACTAGGTAGGGGGTCTTTTGTCGTTTAAAATCGTGTTTTGCTAGTCCTCTAGGTCTTCCCATTCATCCATTAGGAGACTTATGTTTCTGTGCTCCCTTGCTGTCCGATATTCATCGATTAGGGTTGTGATTAGGTATACAGTTAGGGTTCCTAAAGAAGACCCAAAAAAGATAGCCCAAAATGTATTATTTACGATTTCCAATATAGTTCTCCTTAAGATATATAATTAATTATATACTATATGACCCCTTCGGGGTCTTTTATATATTATATTAATATCAATTATACACATAGATACAACCCATGTAGGGAGGCAACCCTAAGTAGCCTACCTATGCTCCCAATCCATCATGATATACTAAATCCAATGACAATAAAACTAGAAGAATATACACTACCAGAACATATATCCTATAGTGCTTTCAGCACTTATCTAACTTGTGGATATCAGTACTACTTAGGTAGATTACTGCAGAAGCAAGAGGAGCCATCTGTGTGGTCTGTGGGAGGTTCAGCATTTCACCTAGCGTGTGAACTATACGATAGGGAAACTATATGAGCCAAACACTTTGGGACACGGCTTGGGCTAAAGAATCTGAAGGTATAGATTTAACCAATGCTAGAGTTGGTGGTAGGGCTACTAAGGTAAACCCTAACAAAGAAGATATAAATTATTGGCAGGCACAAGGACCTGTGTGGGTTGAGCAATATATTGCTTGGCGTAAACAGAATCCTAATTGGAAGATTTGGACTGCCCCAGATGGCAGACCAGCAATAGAATTGGAACTAATGCCAGTAGTGGCTGATGTTCCAGTCAAGATGGTTATAGACCGAATCTTTGAAGTTGATGGACAATTAGTAATAGTTGACCTTAAGACTTCAAAGAATACTCCAACTAGTACTTTACAACTAGGTTTTTACAAACTTGGTTTAGAGGTTACCTTTGGTACTGATGCTTTAGGTGGCGAAATTAACTGGGGAAATTATTACATGTCTCGCGGTAGCAATACTGTAGAGATGGTAGATTTATCAGGATACACATATGAAAAAATGGAGTTCTTGGTAAAAGGGTTTGACAAAGCCCGCAAAGCAGGTGTATTCCTGCCCAACACAAACGCTTGTCAATACATGTGCGGATTAACCGCTCATTGTCAATTCTCTATGAAAAAGGAAGAATAAATGGCAGAAGACTGGAAGTTACAAGTATCATACAAAACTGGAACTGGCGATTTAATTAACGTCAGAGCAGGTACGGCAGACGAACTTAGTGTACTGCTTGAGGGCATTGGCGACTTTGCTACTCAAATTGCAGCAGTACAAAAGTTGGTGGTGGGAGCAGCGGTTACCGCCCCTTTATCAACGCCAAGTTCCACTCCAAGCACCGTGCCTCCACGCTCCTCGATACCTCCCCTGGCAGCGCCAGCATCAGGTGGCTCGGGTCCAGTATGTCAACACGGAGACCGCAAGTACAAGTCGGGAATATCCAGCAAGACGGGTCAACCGTACGCGATGTGGGTCTGTCCAATGCCTCAGGGCGTGGACCAATGCAAGCCAGTAAATTAGTCGACGAAGAATTTCCGTTCTAGCGAATAGGTAGGGGCTGATAGATGCGTACATTAGTTAGGTCTGTTGGACGTGCTTCTATTGGAGGGGAACCTCTACCTAGTTGCTTTAAATCATTTGAGTCGTCTAAAATTGTTATGAGACGTTCAGAAGTTTCTATGTTTGCTGGTGCTCCAGGAGTAGGTAAATCAACACTTGCTCTAGCACTAGCATTAAAAACTAATGTTCCAACTCTTTACATATCTGCTGACACCAATGCTCATACTATGGCTATGCGTTTAGCATCAATGATATCAGGTAAGAATCAAACAGATGTTGAACAAAAACTTAATACTGATGTTGGATGGACTAAAGCAATCCTACAAAAAGGTAGTCATATAGTTTGGTCATTTGAATCATCACCAACCCTACAAGATATTGATGAAGAAGTACAAGCCTTTGAAGAACTTTGGGGATGTGCTCCAACTCTTATTGTAGTAGATAACTTAATGGATGTAGCCACCGATGGTGGTGAAGAGTTTGCCTCTATGAGGGCAATAATGAAGGAGTTGAAGTATCTTGCAAGAGCCACTAACGCTGCGATTGTTGTACTACATCACACTTCTGAAGCAGTTCCTGGGAATCCTTGCCAACCGAGAAGCGCTATCCAAGGTAAGGTGTCTCAACTGCCTGCGCTTATATGTACACTCGGTACGGTTGGCACATCGTTGGGCGTGGCATCAGTCAAGAATCGCTATGGAAGAGCGGATGCGGGAGGGACTCTTATGACTTGGTTAGCATTTAATCCCGAATACATGTACGTAGAAGATATACCAGAGAACTCATGAAACTAAGAATTCGTAATCCATTTTATTTTGTTGAAACTAAAAATAATTGGACATCTATTAATTGTTTTCATTGTGGTAAAAAATATATAATATATATACCAAGTATTCGTGCATTAAACTACTGTGCGGAGTGTAAATGACAACTAGAAAATCACACAAGGCTAGAGGAGCAACATTTGAAACCGACTTACGAGATTATTTTAGACGAATTGGACTTGATAGTGAGAGACTTGCAAGAAGAGGTTCTAAAGATGAGGGAGATGTTGTGGTCCGCGAAAACTTCCTTGGACACATCGGCATCATCGAAGCCAAAGCCCCAGGTCAATCAGGTCGCATTGACCTCTCTGGTTGGACGAAAGAGGCTCAAGTTGAAGCAACACATTATTCGGAAGCAAGAGGCATTAAAAGAA